GTTAGGGTCGACAATGACGGTCGCTTCGTTACCGCCTGTAATGTCGGACACGAACGTCGAGATACGATGGCCTGTCGCGGTGTCGGTACGCTCAGTACGGATAGTACCCGCCGCAAGCTTCGAGATTTGGCGCGCACCAGCCGTGTTCGTAAGAATCGTGTTTACGTTGCCGCCGCGTTGGTACACTTCCTCCATCAAATCGTTGACCGCCTTCGCCGACACTTCCGCGCCTGCAAGGTTCTTTTTAGCCGCCGCCTTTTTGTCCGCAAAATACAGCAAGCCGCCGGACGTGGACGGAACGTTCTTTTGCCCTTGGATACGACGACCATAAATCAACCAGTCGTTAAGCTCGCGCGCCAACTCTTTCAGACGTAGCTCGACTTGGTAGTTCAGCTCGTTCGTTACGTTGTGGGTACGTACCGCCATTTGCGTACCGGACACAGCCGCGTAACGCTCGATGATTTGCGTAAAGTTGTAGTCGGTGTAACGATCGTGCGCCTCATCTACGCCAGGCAGCGCGCCTTGTAATTGCGGACGAGATGTGATGCGGAGTTCCGCGCCTGCTTCGATTGCGGCCGCCGTCGTACCGTCATATCCGCGGACCACCGTGATATCGTCACCGTTGATCGCAGTAACCTGCATGTACTCTTCACCTGCTACTACCTGCGCATTGACGCGGAATTTCTCACCATCGCCCGACGCAACTTTAATTACAGTCGCGCCTACTGCCGCATCTGCCGCTACGTTTGCGCGGTTGGAGTTGAGGTTATCGGACATCCACTCGTATTTCGTTTGAAACAGCGACTCACCGTTAATTCCGACCAAACCGAGCAGCGTCGGCGCGTCGTTGATAATGAGCGAGATACCCGCCTCTAGCTGGCGAACCTGATCCTTAAAATCGTAAGTATACGTAAATTGTGACATTCGTTATTTCCCCCTAGGATTAATTTTTTGTATAAGAAGAGGCCGACCATATTTGGCCGACCTCTACTTCAACGCTGATAATTTGTTCGATAATTCTACGACCTTGCCGAAATCCTTCCGTTTCTTCGCGTCATCCAATTGCGCCTCCAGCGTTTGCCGTTGCTCTTGCGCTGGGTTATTCGGATCACCGATCTGCTTCGGCTTATTTGGCGCGACCACTTCGATAAGATACGGTTTCGCCGCCACCAACGCGTCAAGCGCCTCTTTAACGCCGGACACAGCGCCATCTTCCCCGACCGAAATCCCCGCCTTATCCGCGAGCAAAAACGCATCCTCTAACGCATCCTGCCGAATATTTACGCCAGCCGCCGCAAGCTTAAAGTCCGCTTTGATCAGCCGCTCGTTCGCCGCTTTAATCGCAGCCGCCGATTTCCCTTCCGCGTCCTCTGCCGCCTGTCTAGCCGTGGCTAGTTCCGCCTGTACTCGCTCAGACTCCGTCATGGCCGCTTTTGCGCGTTCGGCTTCGGCCGTTTCAAACTCGGACAGTTTCGTTTTCAAGTCGTCGTAGTCGCTATATTGACGCTTGGTCTGTCCGACACGCTTCGCGATCAGCGCGTCAAGCTCGTCCTGCGTCATAGTTACCGTTTTTGGCTCCGGCGTTGGTTCCGGATCAGGATCGTCGCTAAACGTCTGCAAATCGAGCGCGAATCTATACTTACGAGTAATTTCCGCCATTATATCGTCCTCCATCCGTTTAAGGTCCGTCGACCATCGTGTGCCGTAGCAGTTTAACGACGTGTACGTTCGGTCAGATTGCGAGTGTTACATACGGCTAACCGCGAAGTTATTAAACTTTGTTGTGGTAGTCGCCGCTTGAATTCCTACTTGTGTTGCGGACTGGTTAAAGCTGTCATTGATATAACAGTAGAGGTATTCGTTAACGTAGAGGCTAAGTTTGTCGCCCACCATAACTAACTCAATACGGTCGCCACTCTTCGCCTTATTTCCGGTAACTAAGCCTGTAGCAGCGCCGGCTTGTATCCGCTGAATTGTTACGTTACCTGTATTGGCGACTCCTGCGCGAATATAATTGTTTCCATCTACAAATCTACCGACAAGCCACGCCTGATCGCCCGCGTTAAAATAGACGTCAGAAGATACCGCGCAATTAGGCGAGGACGATTCGGTGACTGATCGGGTATTTGCGTTTGTTGACGGAACTGCGTATCCTGCGGCAAGATTGAAAACCCCGGCACTCGCTGCCCACGCCTGCCCTGTCGTTGCCGTCCCGAGGCCTGCCGCGTCCGCACGGTCGAACGTATCGCCTATTTCGTACGGGTTTATCTTACCAATCGCGTAGAGTATCTTCTGGTCCAATGATGCGCGCGAAGGATTACGGAACTTTATCGTCGAGTAGGCTACTTTCCACCAATCTTTGTACGGCGGCTGTCCTGAAGTTCCCGTGTACCATACGTCGAACTCTAGCCCTGTATCGGTAATCTTAGGAACGAACGTACTCTTATAAAGCCCCGCCTGCCACGTCCCCTTTAACTCTCGCATGATCGGATCGACCGAACGCTCCCACCGGATTCCGTCCGTAGATTTCGCGAAGTATAAGTAACCAGGCGCTCCGTCTGCGACATCATCCTGTAGTAACGCATAGTACGTACCTTGATACTCCTTCACATCGATGTGCCACAGTTGCCGACCGGAATCTGCAGCTAAATCCGCGTTAGTTCCCTCCGACCAGTTCACGAGGTCCGGCGACGTTTTTAAGACGAGCTTCTTCGGCGACATTTTAATATCGACGTACCACATCATATACTGTGTTCCGTTCCAGAGAATCGCAGGAGATACGCCGCGAGCCACATCGGAGTTAGTCGCGTGGATGAGTTGGCGATTTCCCCAGTTGACGCCGTCTTTCGACTTAAAAAGATAGAATTTTTCATCCTGCGGCTTTGTTGCCGGTGTGAACTCGCGGTATACAAGGCACATCGTAACGCCGTCTTTGTCCATAAACAGTACGGTATCGGAGTTGTATCCTCCGTTTCCTGGCGATAGTGCTAACGGATTTGTTAACCCGGCTGGTATAACCCACGTCTGTCCATCGTGCGAGCAAACCACCGAAGGATTTTCGACTTGGTTATTCGTACCTTCGTATGGAGTAAACGCCATCCAGTAACGATAACCGTTCCAACCGCGCGGAAAGTAGAGTACCGACGGATGCACCGCAGAACTCCCCGTATAGCACGGAATGTTCAAATAGTTATCATTGTTAGGCGCGTATGCCTCGTTCATTGGTACGCTAACAATTGCATCTTTACCGATGTTCACGTTAGCAACCGCTGATTCCGCCCTTACTGCAGCCGCACGCGCTACCTCGTCTTTACTCGAAGGAGGTACGATAACGCCTTGATTATTACCGTCCATTAGCGCCGCTCCCCTCGCCAATCGTAGTTACGGCAGATGCCCCGATACTTTGCGCCGGTCCCCTCGATTGTGACGCGATCAAACGGCTTGACCATTTCGTCAAAACGCTCGCCCGCCCGCAGCTTAAACGTTAATACGTTAATTCCCGCACCATTCGCGGCCTTAATCGTAAGGTCCGCGCTCCCATCGTTGATAATAAAAAGTGACTTGGCGATCTCGGATAGTCTGACCGGTTGCGTGTCCGCCTCACTAAACGTTTTAATTACGTAGTTTTGCGACACTTTTACATTCCCCCTTCGGTTAATTTTTCCGGATTGCGAATCGGAGTTACCAAATGTTTACAATTCGGATGAAATATCTCTCTCCGCGGAAGGTCGCCAATGTACGGATATTCTCCCGCCGCGTCCATCGTCAGCTTCACGATTTTCCCTTCCCAACGTGCGCAGGCGTCCGTTGCGCCGTGACTCGATATGACTCCGTAAAACACGCCGCGCTGTACCGCCTCGTTCGCGGTCGATTCTCGCTGCGCCTCCGCTATTTTTGTCCGCGTTACCATATCGACGTATGTTTCCGGTCTCCACCGCCGTCCGCCCGCGTCCACGATTCCGGTTTCGACCGCGTTCCCGAGCGTCTTCCGCAACTCCGCCATTATTTCGCGTCCAATCGTCTTCCGCCCGTTAATGCCCGCCGCCATATTCTCGCGCATGACGGTAGCTGACGCCTGTCTGACGGCGGCCCTCGTGCGGCGGTCGATGTTTTGCGTAACGGCGAGCAAATCCGCGTATGTGTCCGTGATAACCGCGTCGATAAGCGCTTGATTGGCGCGGTTAAACGAAACGATCTTCGCGGCTTCGGCGACCGTCTTAGCGGCTCCCGTCGCGATAATGGCGTCGATAATGCCGAGCCGGACGGCTTCCGTTACGTGCTTTTCGACCCACTCCGACGCCTCCCCGTTGATCTCCGCCAATATGTCCGCTATAGCCTTTAACGTTGCGAGTCGGATTGCGCGCGACATGTCTGACAATGCAAACGTGGCGAGTTCGGCGTTGATCCGTTTGATTCCGGCCTTATATGCGGCGACGAGCGCTTCGTTTTTGTTCGCCATTAGACGACTACCTCGTTAAATATCGAAGGCTCCGCAAAGCTCGCCGCCTTTTCGTCTTCTTGTATCCGCTGCATCGTCTCGTCCGCATGTATATCGTCTACTCCGTCTAGCGCCTTAATCGCGCTCCTTACGTCGGCCGTCGGCTTACCACCCGTTCGCATCGAGTAGATTTCCGCCTCTTCCTTCTCGTTCCGCGGTATTCCATCGCGCCAAATAATATTCGGATAGACAGGGTTATACTTCTCGAAGCCCTCGACGCCCTCATTCGCAAAGTTTTCGAGTTCCATCGCGGTCCACAATGCGTCGCGCAACGCTTTATCGTAATGCGTCCGAATCCGGCGGACTTTCGAGAGAATCGGCATAAATCGCGCCTTAATCGCCGTCCCGCCCGTGTGCGACGTGCCTGTTCCGCCCTTACCCGATCCCGCCATGACGGTACCAAACAACCATTGCGGCGTCTCCGATTGGATAAATACGAGCGAGAGCAAAATGTCCAGCTCCTTAAACGCGCCCTCTAGCTGCGAATTCCACGTTAGGTAAGCCGGTGGGACATCGTCCTTTTCGACCGTAAAATAAGGGCCGGAGCCTGTTCGGATCGCTCCGTCTACGCTTCCGTCGTATTCCGGACCGTACATCGCAGGGTCCGAGTGCTTCCAGAGGATGTAATCGATCTGCACCAACCGGTCGTTAATCGCGGCCAGCACCGATTCTAGCTTCTCTATTCCGCTAATACCGCGCCAATCGTCATCCACCGTCTTATACGGCGCGTGAAACACGAGCGGCCGGTTAACGCCAGTCTCTACGATATCTTGCTCGCGTCCCGTCGGCACCGCGTCGCCTACGGTAAATACCGGCACGTCTACGCCAAAACGGGAGTCCACGCTTCTCGATTCGAGTTTAAACCGCTCGTAGATGATATAGCCTGGAAGGTGCCGCTCAACGACGAGGTATGGCGTCTGCTTCTCCTTACTTCCGGTCATCAGCGCCGCCACTACCGCTTCTTTCTCCGCGACCCATTCGACGTAGGCGATGTTGATTGCCGCGAATTTCTTCCGGCTCCCGCGCGCCAGCTCCGGAAATACGTAGCAAGCGTCGACCGCTTCGATGATCGGCTCGGGTTTGGGGTCCGGCACCGTAAGCTCTGCGGCTCTGAGCGCCGAGTAATCGTGACGGTCCGCATAATACGTCTTGTACCACGAGTCGCCGCGGATGCCACCGCCCGTTACCGTTTCGTGGATGAGTTGCACGACGTCGTTTTCTTCGACGATGCGGTTAAGCGCCGCCTGTTCCGCCGAATCGTCGGGCGTGCCGGATTCAAACGTAGGGGGATCGCCCACCATAAGGTCAGCCGGTTTGGACGCCAATACGTCCATCAAGTTAACCGCAATATACAGTTTCGCGAGCTGCGGCGCGGCTGGCGTATCTTTGAGTAACTCCGATGCGCGCTCGTAGACTTCGTAGTGCTTCCCGTCAAATATCGCGCGCCCCCGCATGTACTTCGCGATCCGCTCGATGTCTGCGGCTGGGGGGTATTGCGCATCCTTGCGGAATAACTTCGTCAATTTGCGTCCTCCTTTCGTAAGTATTCTGCAACCGTCAGCTCCCCGTTCAGCAACGCCAAGTGTGCGCAAACCCGCTTATCCCACGACGCGTCCTTTACTCCATCGCGCAAGTGTCCGTTATACTCCGACCACAACATCGAGCCGACTAACGTCTTAACGTAAGTGTCGGACCCAGCTTGCAGCGACGCTAAGTATTCGCGGAGCGCGCGGTTATGTGGCGCAGAAAACAGCGCCCACGAATCGTAGTCCGGCGCGGCAATTTGGCGCTCATACTCCGTTACAACTGCGTTGACGTACGCGTTTAAATCGAAAATGTGAATCGCCTCCTTTAACGGTAAAACACCGCCGGTTTATTTCGCACTTGCCGCGTTCCTTTCTTAAACGCCGAATACGCCATTTCCATAGCGTCCGGCAAGTCGTCATGCCAGCGGCTTCCATAACGCTCAAAGTGTTCGAGAAGCAACGCGTGTGACCGACTAAACACAATTGCTCCGTTCTCGATATCCGGTAACATCGCCTCGATACGGAGTTCCTTTCGCGTTCGCTGGTGGATCTCTTTAACGCGGTTTCTTGCCGGGTACCCTGCGGAGGTCAACGCCTGTTTCAGCTTGTGTACGAAGAACTCCTGTGCCATTTGCGCTTCCGCCGCGATAACGTCCGGCTGATATCGGATAACTTTCTCGACGATGATACGCAAAAAAGCGTCGGGATGAACTCGGTCCCCCCACGCGTCAATAACGTATATTCGTTTCGTAGTCTTGTGTTGAGCCAGCGTAACTATAGCGGAATAGTCGCCCCGTTGCTTACCCATCGCGAAGTCAATGCCGGTCGATATGTGATATTCTCGGTGATTGATTTCAAGCGGCGCGTCATAATAACGGAACTGGTCCGGCTTGAACACTTGACTCTCTTCATCGATCGGATTATTCATAAACTCCGTATTGAACGCCTTGGTTCCGTAGTTCAGCTTCTCGAGGATTAAATGCGCGATAGGGAACCGACCCGGCCAGAGGACCTCTGCGCCTTTGTCCATCTCTTCCTTATTCTCCGCATAAAACCGCATTGCCGCCTCAACGTTCGGAGACTTACGTTCCTCTTCGGACTCCTCAAATGCCGCCAACTCTTCGTCGGAAGGCTCGTATTCTTTGTATATGCGCTCGAAATCCGCCCACAAGTCTGAGCGTTCTGGCTGCGATAAAATTGCCGGGAAATCGTTTTTGATAAAGTCTACGCGCTGTTTCAGAACGTAATTTAGCAGCGAATCGTGATGTACCAGCGTTCCCATGAAGATTATCGCTGTCTGTGTCGGATCGTATGCAGGCATCAAGTCAGCGTTTAGCCAATCCTTCGCCTTCTGCCGCAATTCCGGCGTATTGTTCGAGTCTCGCGATTCTAAGTCGTCAAGCAGAATCAAGTCTGGCCGCTGCGATCCGTTACGGAAACCGCGAATCTGCATGCCGAGCGAGGTAGCTTCCATTTTGATACCGGTCGACGTAAGAAACGCCTCTTCCGAATCCTTCTCGTTTAGCGATTTCTTTTCCGCAAGCACGCCGCCAAAGTCTTCGCGCAGCTTCTGATTATACTTGAGCTGTCCGGCGACCCACTTGATAAACTTCTTCGATCCGTTGTTCGTCTCGGAGATAATTAAAATCATCTTCCGCTTCCGATATACGATCTCATGAACGGGGAACGCGTTGCTCAGATACGCTGACTTAGCGTGTCCCCTTGACGCCGCCCATGCAATACGCGCTGTCCGGTTACGGTTAGACACCGCGTCAAGAATCTTCGATAACTTAACATGAAAATCCGGCGCGTCATCCATATCTACGGCTGTCGTAGGAACGAGATTGTCCGGATTACCAGGGTTTCGCGCCTCCGAAAAGTATTCGTAGAAAAAATACAGCATATCGACTTCCGCCCGCTGAATCCGCACGAGCCGCCGAAGTTCATCCACCGTCGCCTGATACGTTTCTACGTGATATTCCGTTGCCTTGCCCGCCTTAATCAGCGCGTGTAGCTTCCGCCCCCGCTCCCGCAAGAGACTAATACGGTCGGTCCGCGCTTCTCTACCGAGCCACTGTCCGTCGATCCACGCCAGTACGACCGACCTCCTTTACGTTTAGTTATCGTCTGCTAATAGCTCGTCGATTTCCTCGATTTCGGCCGCCAGTTCTTCGTTAGTCTTCGGCGCGCCTGCGTCCTTCGTTTCGACCGCTACGTGCGCCGTAATCAAACCTTCACGCTTCATAAACAGGTCGATCGCCTTGACGGACGGCTGCGGCCCATCGATAAGCTGCATCAACTTCCGGTAGACGACCGGCCGCTTCGAGGACAGGAAGTCGTCCGAAATAAAGTTAACGTAGTCAATAAACGCCTTATTCTGCGTACGCCATTCGTAGAGCGAGTTTCGGCTGACTCCGACTTCTGCCGCAATCTCGTCGAACGTCTTCCGGCTGTCTTGGTCGGAAAACTCCCGTTCGACCACCGCGAGTGCAGCGAGCTTCTGCCGTCCATCTAATCGTGATTCGAGTTGCTTCCGTTTTGCTGCGGACATGTTGCGTCCTCCTTCCGTTGTTTTTACGCGCCATTAGCGTCTTTAGCGGCTGTGCGGTATAATCCGCCTACCTGACGGCTAGGACGCGTAAATTGCCGTGTTCAGATGCGTCAAATCAAGTAGCGCGAGCATCTTTATCCGCTCTACCTGATACGCCACTTCGAATTCGTGTGATTGCGCTAGTAGTTCGCCGATGTATATTGGGGAGTAACGGCTCCGTTCGACCATTTCAGATACGATTGCGTCGTAACGCTCGTCCGTGAACGCTTCAGTCCGATTACGAAAATCCATAAGCGACGCGGAGCCCTTCGAGGTATTACAACTAGCGCATACTTTCGTTAGATTCCAGCGGCTATTCGGTCCGCCTTGGATCATCGGGATAATATGATCGATATGAAAAGAGCGCGGACCATCGTCAGGACCCCGCTCCTTACCGCAGTACCCGCAGGTATCCGGTGTATTGTATATGTCTAGCGCGTCTTCCATCGTTAAGTCCGAGTAGACTCCGGCCTTTGCCGCGAGATATCGAGATGTCGTGTAGAACGGAGTGTGCGGATTTCGTTCGCGATGTGCGCGGCCCCGTAACCGATGATACTCGCGATCTTCGTCCGTCATACTGGCGCGCCTCTTGCGGTGATATTCCGCTCTGTACTCCCGACTATTAGCGTTCCGACATCGGTTACACTCACGGTGATTCCGACAAAATTTAACGCCCTCACCTTCGGGCTTGTTGCATGCGGTGCATATACGCAAGGAATCGAACCTCCCGAGTTTAAATTTTTGTGCGCAAATTCTGAACCGCTGACGGGCTGTCCTCGGCCGGTCGCCTTGGGGGTCTGATACTGTATCGCGTTAAAGCGTTAATTCTACGCTTGGGTAACGAATTATACATTTTCCTCGGTACGTTATACACTCGCCCCAGTTGTATAAATATACCGGTAGAGCTTCATCTAATGCGTATTTTGTTCATATATCTAACTATGGTACGTGTCCGCAAACCCGCGCCGTTACTACGTTTGTGACTTCCGACTTCTTCCGCGACAAAATTCATTTATTCATCGAATATACACAACGCCGAGAACCCGCATGGTTGTGCGGTTTGCTACGAACAGTCACACGATTATTTCCCGACGGAATCACCCGTTTATGCACCGTTTATACAACTGGTAATTTACGGTAATATGCATAAAACTTCGCGCGTTAACGCTTTGTTACGGTGAAGCGTCGAGGTACCCCGTGAGTTTCGGCGGCCTCGTCCGGCAGGAGGCGCTCGCAGATGCGGTGCCCATACCGTAGTCGCTCGTTACCGTCCGCCCATACCTCCGTAACCTAGCGGAACCGCCCGCATTCGTCGCGCTTCATTATATAGCGAAATGATAACGCGGAAAGGTTACGGCTTCACTACGCGAACTACGTTCCCAATAACGGATACTCTATCGCCGTCTACCGTATCGAACACGGTCATATCTCCGATTGTGACGATATCCCCCAACGCTCTGAATACGAGTCTCTCACCGTCATAACACGTGAACCTTACGTCTGTTATTCGAGGTAAGAAGCGGTATTCGTCCCCGCACGGTTCCTCTATACTTCCGTGATCTACGAGATAAACGCGCTCTGTTAATTCCGTAGGAGTGACGTGATATTGCGCCTTTATCCGCTCTAGTTTCGTGCCCACATCCGTACTCCTTTCGTGTATAACGTAATGCTCGCGGCAGGCTTAGAGCCTATCGGGAGCATAAAGGATAACACCACACTAGCGCGGCCTAACGGCCTTGCCCTCCTATCGGGAAAACCGCCCAATAGTCGGAAAAGCCTTTGACGCGCTGATCTTCTAACCGTTTAAAACCGACGCGGTAAAGGATAGATATTCCCGGACTTTTCGTCAGAAAAGGGCGGTATGGTTTAATAACGATCTCCCTCGTTAATTCCGCCATAATCGCCCTTATCCGCTCTCTTACGCCAACTCTACGACTTCACTCCGCATTCCTTCCGGCAGCGAAGCGTCAAAATCGTAGTTGTAATCGTCCGCTCTATCGTAGCTTCTAAACGCTTGATAGCGTTGTTTACCTTCCGCTTGTAGTACGAAAGTGTTTCCGTCAACATCCGTAATCTGAATCCCGTATCGTTTCGCCATGTTATCGCGCTCCCTCATCGTTAAGAAGACTAAGATAAAATTGTTTTACGAAATCCCCGAAAATAGCCATTTATCGCACATTATCTCCGTTTATCTCCCGAATACTACGTTTTTCAGTGTCCGAATCAGCGCACACTTTTGGCGAAAGTGTCCGAATCAGCGCACACTCACTTCGCCTTAACTCGGAAAATCGTCCGTAACGTCTCGTCTGGTTGCGTCATTTTACGATAGAAAACCCACGGATTGAACATGTAGGAGTCCGTGCCACCAACGGAAACTTTCGCGATAACGTACTCGCCGTCGACCGTTAGTTGCGGCAGCCTCCGACTTATCTCGCCAACACTGATTCCGATCGCGTCCGCAAGTTCTTTCCGATTGAGCGCATTAACGTTTTCCGGTACCACTTCGCCAGGATTCGAACACAGTGTGTTGGTTGCGTAATGAACAAGCGGAAGCATTCGGTATACTAGTCCGAGATCCTCCGGCCTAACGCTTCCGTAAATTCGCTTAATCTTCGCGCTGTATGATTTAATGACGGACAAGCCCGCTGGAACGGCGCCCCTAAAATGATACCGCTCGTTGACCGAGTAGCTTCCGTCGCTGTTTTCGATAATAATTCCGCTACGGACCGACCTGTTAAGAAAATCGTAGAATGACGACTTCTGCTTGCGCCCGTCCATGCGGAGTACCTTACGCATATCCTCCGTTGACATGGCGGACTTATCCGCGTTGATTAGGCGGCCATCGTCGAAACTTACGTAACATTGAAGCAAAAATAAAAAGCCACACTGCGCCTTCGTTAGCGCTGAGGTGACTTCGTGTAATACGTCCATGACCGAGAATGTGAATCCGGATTGCTTACCGCGGAACTCTTCGCGAGCACTACGTGCTTCTGATTGCGCAATGTTTACGACACGGTGTGTGGATGCAGGCGCGTATACCAGTGCTTCGCCCGTCTCCGGATCGTAGGCCGAACCAGTTCCGGTAAATGCGATATGGTCGGCGGTGCTTCCTTGTATCTGATTCATCGGCCCACCACCTCTTGCGCTGCCTTCAATTCCGCCAGCGCTGCGGTCGCTTTGCGCGCCTCTCGCTGAATCGCCTTAAGTCCGCGGATCGCGTCTTCTACGTCTATATTTACGGTTAATTCGCTTACTACGGACTGCTCTCGTCCCATGTACAATCGTCCCCTTTCGTTTGTCAACGCAAAATAAGCCGTCCCCAATAAATATGGAGACAGCATTTACTTCCTCAATGTATATAGTCATGAGAAGTACTAAAATACAAGTAACAAAGAGGAATATTTTATTATTAGTCGAATATTTCCCGTGAAAGGTGGTGCTGAATTATGGCGAAAACTCTCCCGACGCTCCTCCACTTACGGACGGCTGCGATCGAGCGGCGGACTGTCCTCGTATACATAGGCGGAGAATTGCTGGGCAACGGGCAAATTGACGCGATAGACGAGGCGGTCACTTTCGGTGATGTTACGGAAGATATTGTCACAATACGCGGCGAACGTTACGTGCGCGGCGCTTGTACATTTATTGAGGAGGAATACGAATGAGCCTACGGTTTCTTACGGTTTATGGCACGGAGTACGTAGAAATTACCGAAGAGGACGTAGAGTACATTACGGAGCATACCATTGAAAGCGCGACATATATACGGATGCACCTGAAGGATGGGCGCGAAGTGATTCCACTAGCGAACGTTGACGTTGATTTTAACGAAATAGATGGCGAAGAAAAACGCGCCTTCCTCCGCAGCAAACTCCGCTCTATTTAACGGGAGTCACGAAGGCCACGAATTCGGGCGCGCGGAGCATGCCGCTTTTATAGTAGTTTCGGAATCGGACGCGCGCTTTAATCGCGGGCCTCACGTACACGAAATTCCGATCCTCGCCGGTCATGATCGATCGGGCAGCGGCATAGAATTCGCGACGGGCAGCGGCAGGCACCGCTAGTTCGATTACGCCCGCAGGCCGCCCGTCTATGTGCGCGAGCCATCCGAAATCGCCCTTCCGATAGCCCGCGATCGTCACGTCGGCGTATTGATAGTTGATAATCTTAAGCCAACTTTCGGAACGCCGCCCGACATATACGCTGTCCTTCCGTTTCGCGACGATTCCTTCGAGTTTATGCGATTTGATTACGTCAAATAGCGCAATTCCGCCGTTCTCTACCGTTAAAACTGGCGAGAAATGGCGGTTCGGCGTCAATATCCGCTTAAGCAGCGCCTGCCGCTCGGTTAGCGGCCATTTGCGCGTATCCTCGCCGCGATACTGCAGCACGTCGAATACGTAATAGACGACCGGTTTCGTTCGGACCGCCTCCAGTATCCGAGGCTCCTTCGTTAGGCGGAAGCGCTCCATAATCAGCTCGAAGTCGATCCAGCCGGTCTCATCCATGCGCGCGACCTCTCCGTCCAGGATCACGTCCGCACCGTCAACGGGAACCTCGTGCATCTCCGGATAGCGTGCGGTCACTTCATTGTTGTGGCGCGTGTAAAGGCGGACGGCTCCGTCTATGCGCGATAAAAGCAGGCGATGTCCGTCAATCTTCGGCTCAAATACGTAGCGGCTGTCATCAAACGGAACCTCGCGGCGGCCGAGCAACATCGGTTCAATAAACATAAAAACACCTCTACTCGATTATAGCGCGGCGGCTAACCGAATAGAGGCGGTAGTTATTGGTTATTACGGAACATCTCCGCGATATACTTCGAAATTAATACGCCTATCTCGACGCGTACAAAACTACGCAGCATGGAGAAGTCGTGCGCATACCCTCGCGCCATTACCATATAGTTGACGGTTTTACTATTACGGTCGCCATCGTACACTTTAACCTTGCTTTCGGTCAGCGACTTCCGTACCCGCATTAAGTCCGCCACGATGCGCTCTTCTAATAGCAGCGCTGACCTTGCGTACAGTTTGCGCAGCGCGTTCGTAGATTCCTCGATGTCCTTCCGATTCTTTTCGACGACCGCAACGCTGGCGGTTAGTAACACATACTCGCGGACTAGCGCGAATTCGTCTGCCTCAAGGACGTTCTTGCTGGGACCGGCCATACTCCGTGTTTCTTGACTCATCGCGAGGACCTCCGCACAATTTACGAATATATGTTCTTATTATACGGGATCGCAGCGAAAAAGCAATACGAACGTTTGCCTATCTCCGATTTCTTAGCGCGCGAACTAATGCCGCCACGCTGACGATAAGTGCCGCGATGCTAATTACGAGAGTTGCCGTTTGCATTACACACACCTCCTACGACATCGACTGAATCCGCCTGTAGTAAGTCCGCCCGGATCTCGACCACTTGTCCATAGCGTCCGTAATGTGGAAACCGTACTCTTACGTATCCTTCGGCATTGGAGACGCTTGCTATTACTCCCTTGTTGCCAGAATATGGATGGTTACCAGCGACAATTACCGGAGAGCCCTCGGTTAATTTCATAATGCGTCATCCATCCGTCCTAAAATGTTTCTCAATCGTTACCAAGCGTAGATTAAACGCTAATCCCCGGTTCTGCCCCTTTGTCTGTGTCGCGTGATACAATGGCGTGCCTCTGGTCTTTGAGAATCCGATAAACTCACAACGTACCTGATCGCCTGAGGCGAATTTAAAGCGGGGAAGTGGGTCAACGCACTCAGCACGAATGCTCTGTGGAAGTCCTGCCGGAGCTAACATTTGCCTTCCGACGCCGCTACAACCGTAGCAACGCGATCCGTCTTTCAGATTGTACGAATACCTACCGGAACCGCCGCAACGTCCGCATGTTCGGTATTGAATCGGCTCGAAATCGTATAGCGATTGCTCGTTACCTTCTCGGTCCATACCGACAACGCCTTTCCTATTCCCGGTAATCTCATAGTCGACGACCGTGTATACTTTGCCATTCGCGAAAACAAGGCTTCCTAACGGAGACTCACTGGAAATCGGATCAAATTCCGCGTGATACATCATTTCGAAATCCATACGTCATACCTCCCCGGAAGGCCCCGAAGGGCCTGTGTTATAGTACCGCAGTCCACTCGATCTCGTCAGTGTCGCAGTCCAATTCTGCCCCGACGCTTTCCCACTCGTCCAGCAGGTCGTCCAAGCGATCCTGCGATATCCCCATATATCGTCGTTGCAGCCGTCCGTGTGCGTAAACCTCTAGCGTCTTCATCCTCGGTACCTCCCCGCGTAAGCTCGCCAGCAGTTTATCTTCGTAAACATTTATGTTAAGATTGGGAGGAAGGTCGGGTCGTAACCGACCTTCCCGGGGAACCTATTTACGTTTGCGTGGGTGCTTACGTGGGGTTCCTTTTTTGTTGTCCTTGGCTGCCAGCCTGTACATCATGATTGCCGTTACTAGCTGAATACTGGCGGTTAGGAGCGCTACCCAATCTTGCATACTTGTCTCACCTCCTTACAATTTAATTATACGATATCGTATATCGATTGTCAACGGTAATTGACGAAAAATATTCGATATCGTATAATATTTTCGAGGTGATAAACAATGGTTTCCGTAACCCCGCGATTGTCCAAGCTGCTAAATGAGCGCGGCATGACGCAAATGGAATTGTCCGTGATATCCGGCGTCCCGCAAGGATCGATATCCCGATTTGACAAAAACGATAGGCACGTCGACGCCCACGTTGCGGCTATAATGCTTGCACTAGACGTCACCTACGAGGAATTATTCGTAATTGAGTACGACGAAAGACGGCCCGAGGAATGAGCCGTCCTATTGCGTTATTGAACGAGGCATAATCGGTCGCGCCACGTTTGCGCCACGGACTGAGCGGCTATAAACTCCAGTAGTAACTCGCCGCCGGTATCGTGCAGATTATACGTGACGACGACTCCCTCCGCCGTATCCCTTCGGTATTGTTCTGCGCGTTCTTTATTGCGGATCTTGGTGTGATTATCTACGTATAGTAACTCACCGATCGAACGTTTACGTCTATTCGGGTAACGATAATCACGCCCATCGACCGCAATCGATTCCGCCGCAGACAGCGAGGTTTCCCCAGACATAGAGGATTCCGCGCCCCTCCCGCCCAATCTGCGCCTGTCCAACTGTGTGTCACTCAGGATTGGGTATTCTGTATGCGCGACCTTGTAAGGATTAGTGTCCATTACATCATCATAAAGAACCAAAGTACTCAGTCGATCTAATTGACGATGATCTGGAGGCTTTTGAACAAAAGATGTGTATGCCTCTGTAAGTGACGCCGCCTTTTCAATACGTTCCTCGTATGTTGTTTTTGACTTGCCTGCTAGATACCATAGTAAACTCACATACTCTTCGAATTGACTGCCGTAGTTATCCGTAAACACATTAGTTATAGTCATCCGACTGAATCCTCTCCTTATACTCTCTAACAGCCTCCTCAAAGGAATTATCCGCCTCTTTGCGGTAATGTGTTGATACCTGAGCTTCCCCACTGAGAAGAACGCAATAGATTTTACACTTATTTGCATAGTCGTTTACCTGAAATAACTCAACCTCACCGTCTGTCCTCAAGGTAATGACCTCATACCCTCTCATCGGGTATTCGTAATATACCGGTTGCTCCTCTCTCGACCTTTCTCGCCACAATCGTTCTTGATCGCTTATCATTCGTCCACCTCTTCCGCTATTGTCGTAATCTCTCCGTATTCCCAACGCGCATAGACCGCCGCTATCCGTTCGGCCGCCGCATCTACCGATTGCTGTACCGCCTGCTGCGACACGCTCATAACACGCGCCGCCTCCGCCTGCGTCACGTCCAGTCCGTAGACGAGCGCTACTGCCTCCGCCTGCCGATCCGTCAAGCCTGCGGACTCGATTGCGGAGTGCAAATCGATGAGGATGTCGGAGGCCGCCGTATCGCCGCTGAATCTCCGGACGACAATCTTATGCCGATCGCGTAGTAGCCGCTTAACGCCTGCGGCCGTATTCAGCGCGTATGTTACCGTGTATTTGCGTGATTGTTCCGTTAAATCAACGTTCGTTCCGCCCATCTATACCGCCACCTTTCCGTAATATTCTGCGACTATCCGATCCTGCCAGCCGAAATCGAACGTACTATTTCCGTCAATCTCTTCGCCAGCGCCCAGCGTCAACTCATTCCACATGCGCGGCCCATCCCGATAGGTTAATTCCGCGTCGCGTGCGCCATCACACGAACCGTTACCGTGCGAAAACATAAACGCGGACACGTCGCGGACCGAATGCCACGAAGGAATATGCAGATATAAGTTCTCACGCACTAAGTTATCGTCCGTAAATACTTCGAGTAATTCGTCAAGCTGCGTCAACCCGTCGCCCCACTTATCGGTCGATTTTCCGTGCTTATCGTAGCCAATGTCCGTCACCGTCGCGAAGAATGAAGGCGGCTGCCCTTCGAGGAATGACGCGCCAAAGTCCGTAATGTCCTCATAGCCCCCGCGCCGGAAATTCGATCCCCACCGCTTGGTCGCGGACGGAACCATGCGGGCATTCGGCGTCCCTTTCCGCACGATTAAAATCTGCGTCCCAATCGTCGTGCCGGTTAAGGCGAACGTCTCGGGCGGCAGATGAATCGTCGCGACGTGCCAACACGTTTCGTAGAGTAGGCGGCGGATTTTTTCGGCATATGATGCGTAATTTAGTCCCATCGGAAGTACGTACGCGACATATCCGCCAGGCTTCGCGACCTTTACCGCCAACTCAATAAACGAGACCTCCGATTTCCCTCCGTATAGTCCTTTCGATTTGCCAACGGACACCCACTCGTCCTCAACGTCGAATTTAACCGAAACGCCGTACGGGGGATTTCCGACCACAAAATCGTAATAGTCGCGGCGGCCATGCGCTAAGGCGTCGCCCTCGATGATCTCAACGTGCGGATAAAGCAGCGAGGATACACGCGCGGACGTCGGGTCGAGTTCGAGGCCGGTGACTTCCGCTGACTTCGGGATGTGTTCGAGAAAGACGCCGGAGCCGCACGACGGTTCGAGCCAGCGCTGCCCTTCCGTAAACCCGCCCGTCAATCCTTCGAGCGCTTGCACGATAAAACGCGCAACATGTGTCGGAGTATAAAACGCACCTCCTGCGTACGCGTTCGGAAGTAAGCCGCCGGTCGATGTGTAATTTTCTCGAAGAAAGGCGCGATCCTCCTCCGTTATCTGATCGTCGGGCTTCGCCACAATCGCCATCGACCGCACATTTCCGTCCCATCTGGCGCGCGATGCTTTACCGATAATAACCGCCTCCTTATCGTTTGATTTACGTGTAGTTTTCGCGTATAATTAGCGTTAATAAATCGTCATGAAACGGGGAACCCTCGCTATGGAGAAGCGCTACAATATCGTGCAAGTGCCGGTCATGTCGCTGCGGCTGGCTACGGATAAATTCGGGCGGATTTTACTGTCCGCTGACATCGTGAAACTTTACGAAATAGAAACGGGGAGCCGCGTCGTTCTCGGCTACGTGCCGGAAGAGTCCGCCATTACGATTAAGCGTGCGGAATATTCGGCGGACCCGACTGCGGCTAACGTGGATAAGCGCGGCTACATATCGGCGCGGCAGTTCTTCCGCAAGACGCAGCTTCCACAAGAGGCCGCAAGGTACGAATTTCTAACAGAGCAAGACGGATGGTTTATCTTTGCGCGAGAGAAGACGGTTTCCTAACGTTGCCTATTCGTTAGAAACGCGACCATCTCGTCCACTTTCCGTTCCAAATCCGCAATCGTCCCCTCGTTCACAATCTCGTAATCCACTTCGAAGCCGTCCGTATGCTGCTCGGTATCGTGCGTCAAGTCCGCTAGTTTAAACGTGTCCGCCGCGCCGACCGCTCGCTGTATGCGGATGGCTTCGGGTGCTTTGACGCGGATGATGACGTAGCCTTCCGAGCGGCAACGGTCGTATTCGTTTGGTTGGCGAATGTCGGAGATGACGGGGCGAAACGAAAAGAATCGGTGACTCCTCGCATGTTTTATTGCCCGAAAACAAGCGTCAACCCAAACGCCTTCACCGACTAATTCCCGCATAAGTTGGCCGTGGTTCTGATAGCCTATACGCGGCTTCGGTTCGCGCGGAATCTCGGGATAGCGTCGGTGGAAGTCTTCCTTTAACTCATCGCCGAAAGCAAAACGCGTGTATCCGTACTTTTCCGATAGGATGCGCGCGACTTCGTCTTTTCCTGCGCGGAGGCCGCCTGTTAGCGCTATGTTCGGAAACCTCGGAGGCGGAGGATCAAACCCGAGCATACATCGCTTATGTCCGTTGTACCACACACCGTCGCGTCGGAGGCAGTACGGAGACTTAACGTATTCTCCGCAACGGTCGCATGTATTTAAACCGCTCATTCCGCCACCTCCTTTAACATACGAAGTACATCCTCGTAAACGTACGCTTCCGAGTGGAACTGATGTACCCGTTCCGTTTCGTCAAAATATGTTTTTCCGCTTCGAAATTTGATCCGTTTGTCTAATTGCGCTACCTTAGCGGTAATTCGCCGTTGTAGTTCGGCTAGGTCGGGACTCATTCCACCACCCTCCCGTAAGGTATGATTGTGTAACGCGCCTTCTCCGCTTCGATTTCCGCAGTTTTCTCCGGACGCCAATATCCGAAGACTTCGGCTTTTGCTAAATGTGTAATCTGCGCTTTCGCTGTCCCTTGCGTTAAGTAGGCGGCGCGACCTCGGAATTCAATCGGCTTCCCATCGCGATAAATCACGTAGACTAAATGCTTATCGGGTACGGACATTTACTCGCCTCCCTTTTCGGAATCTCAACGTCAATTATGTCAATAAACGACATCTTCGCGGTCTGGACAGTACGGTCCGCGTAGTACGAATACCTTGCGAGTTTGCGCGCCTCAGCTTCCGCCCGTTCGCGCGTCTTATACTTCCGCAAGGTGCCGCCGTCCTTCAAACGAGGCGCTCCGTCGATAAGAATTACGTAGTAGGTGCGATCCATTAGGCGGACACCTCCGTTTCGTAGCGCGCGGAGTCGTCGATTACTTCTCCGATTTGCCTAAGATAAATATAGTCCGAAGGATTCTCGGCGTACTTGAAGGAGTCGACACCATGAACGCCAGTTAACGTAAATCTTTTGTTAACGTTGTAGTAACTACCCTCGCCTGCTCTAGAACCCGTAACAACGTCGCCCACTCGTACGCCCTCCGGCTTCGGCGCGTTAAGGTATTCGGAAGGCACCGGCAGGCCCAACGCGCGGCGGAGTGCAATCGCCTTGCCGAGCGCCTCGTTAAATACGTCGCCTGGCGCACACTTGGCGATGCCGCGCGCGAATACTCCGGAATTATCCTTAATTAGCGCTACAACGGTACGTTTATCGCGATCAACGACATATTCGACTCTATCCCCATCATTCGGGTAGAACGTCGTGCGTCCTCGCCCCAAAATCGGAGTAACAGGCGTTTTCGCAAACTTACGTAAATCCGCTACGTCAGCAATCGCGCGCTTAACGGCTGAGTCGCGAGTCAGTGCCGGAGGCAAGCCGTTAGTTGCCGCGACTTGCTTCGTTATTGCCGCACTATGGAGGCTGACGGATTGCTTCGCGACCTCCGCTTCCAGCCGCTTGATATCAGCGGATACGCCTTCTTCGATTAGCACGAGGTCCTCACGAGCTACCCGAAGTTTCGTATCCATCTCGGCAACTTTCCGCGTCAACTTCGCTACGGCGTCCGTGAGGCCGTCGATTTGGTGTTGAAGGGTGGCGGCAGGGGCCGAAGGTTGCGGAGGAGAGACAGGAGGGGCGGAGCCGATCGGTTCGAGTACGTAGGATTTCGGCTTGTCCATAAAATACTGGTAGCGACGCCTACACTTGTCGTCTCTGAACGCAGGCTCTCCGTCGTCGTCTATGTCGTAAATCTCGTATATAGTTCCGGCCGTAATACACGTAGGACCTTCGCCGCAATACTTCCAATCCGCCTCGAACACGATCCGCTCGCCCTTGCGCGCCGCCCGTTCGACCAATCGGTATTCCGCGCCGTCGGAGCCGCCTGTTTTGCGCACGATGTCGGTCCGTTCTAGCGTAGGAAGTGCGCCCGCCGATTGCGTTACGGTATACTTCCACTCCCACCCCGTCAATTTTTCGTCTTTAATCCACGTGATCTGTTCGCTCAATATACGCAGCCCCTTTTCTTCTATGATATGGCGTTCTCCGTTCGCGGCTTCTATGATCCACAACGTTCCATACGAGCCCCATTCGTGTTTACCGGACACAAGCAACGTTACGATATCTCCGTCTTGTAGTGGCTTCCGGTATTCCTCGCAGTCAGACTTGATCGCGGCGTCAGGATATCCGTGTCTTTTCGCGAATGCCGGATATGTCGAAAATCTCCGCCCTTTGTTCACAATCTCCGCTTTACGTCCGTCAATTTTACTCATCCGCAACGCCTCCGTTTATTAGTACGTCAACTTTCTGCCGTCCAAATTCGCGCATCGAGCGTTTGTCCGCGTGCAATACGTCGACCTTGCGCCCCTTAATTGCGGAGCCGGTGTCTTGCGCCGTCCCTTCGATAATCGTCCCGTCCGCCAGCCGAATCTCCACGTCGGAACCTAGCGGAATGACGCGCGGATCGACGGCTACTACGGTGCGGCCGTTGTGCTTCGTTGTCTTGCGGACGTCGACGCCGGATTTCGTGATACCGGAACAGCCGGTGCAGCTCGCGGTGTACGCGGTGGCTTCGAACGTAATCCACGTCTCAGCCGCAGGTTTCTTCGCCACTTCGGACGGAGTCGCGTCAGCTTTGTTAGGCGCGCCGAGTACCGTCGTGAGTATCGTTAGTGCTACGTATAAAGCGGTTATAACGTTTGCTTACGCGCCCTCCATTACGTTAGATTTCGTTACTAATTCGCCAATAGCAACCGGAAACTTCGACTCTATCAGCGTCAGCACCGCCTTAGCGTATGCTTGAATTTCCGCCTGCGCATCGTGTTCGAGCCGCTGATTCAAGAAGTGGCAGACGGATTGTAGCGAAGCCGTCCAATACCAACGTACGTACATTCCGTAGGCTGGCAGGAATAGGCGCGCTTGTTCGGGACAGATTCCGGCTTTTATCGCTGTATCGTAAAGACGCTCGCCCTCATTGATATATTCTTCAAGCATTTCCGTGTGAATACGGCCTGCTACGGTTGGGAACGCTTCGCCGCTGCCTTGCTTAGAGTTTTCGGGAGCCGATCGCCACTCGCCCGAGTCCGGCACGTAAAACACCGGTTCCTCCGTAACATAACGGCGGCTACTTTCGTTCCACGCGTCGAGGCTATCGCCCGTGCCTTCGTAGTGCGCCGAACCTACGATATACTTAAACCACTGGCGTGCAACCATTAGTGGCGCGTAAATCTCGAACTGCGCGATGGCATGGCGGAATGGACTCGAATGCCCCTCCCGCGCCAAGAATGCGATAAGGCGGCGGTCGCGGTCGGATAGTTCAGCGGACTCCTTTTCGTAGGATACACGAGCTGCGTTTACCACGGTTAAATCCGAACCCATTACGTCGACTAAGCGTACATAACCGTTATCTAAAACGTTGATTTTATCGTTCAAATTTCGTCCTCCTCCGTTAGTACCAATTAATACTCGCGCTATATTCCCGTTTAAATACCGCCCGACACTCGAAGTTACAAAACGCGCGCCTCCGCCACTCTACGTAGAAGACGCCGCAGGGCTTTCCGCACCATGCGCACTTCATGCGATACCAGTCGAGCCGAAACAGCTGTCTCCACGTTCAGTTTCCGTTAAATCTTCGTCAGTTTCGGTAAAGGTGACGCGTGGAACCGGAAGGATGTACGCTTGTGCGATGCGGTCACCTGCGTAGATATTGTACGTATAATAAGCGCAACCATCTCCCTCATATGCTGAGTCGACCCAACCGTCGATCTTCCACGGATAAGCATCGTCAAACTCGGATTCTGGCGCGGAGTTTTCGATAAGCACCGCCACCTCACCGCGATAATCCGCGTCTACAACGCCAGGACTATTCGCAACTCGCAACGGAGTCTTCTCGGAAATGCCCGAACGCGGCACGATGAACATTGCGTGACCTTCCGGAATCTCGACCGCAAAGCCGAGCGGAACCTTGACCGTTTCGCCTGGCGCTACAATTACATCGGCGGCCGCGTACAAATCGAAAGCTGCGGCTCCTGCGGTTCCGTATGTTGGGATGCGTGCGGCTGGCGATAGTCGGCGGAATTTTACAGTGAGTGAAGGGAGCGACGGCGGTATAATCGACTCACCTCTGCTAATCTCCGAACCCTCCGACTCACGCGAACAATTAGGGCAGACGAAACTAGCGCTCTCGTCATCTTTTTCGTGTATGAAGACGACATCCTCATCATAACGTGCAATTGTAGCCGCATTCCACGAATGTTCTATACTTACAACGCCACAGGCCGGACACCTAAATGTATTACCCACTTGCCCACCTCCGTTTAATTTTCGTTCCTCCTACTTAGTTATCCGTTCGCCGCGACCACTTTCGCACGGTCTGCGAAAATAAAATCTTCGTCGCGTATCGGCTGTACGTTGAGCGCCATTACGTAACCGTCGCCCTTCTGCGAAAAGAAGTCGTGATGCTTCGTCTTCGTGTCGAGTCCGTTTAACACGATCGCGCTGAACGGAGCCGGATCGAAGGCCGCGTCTAGTCCGAGATTGGCGAGCGCCTTGTTCGCGTTGTATTCGATGTAACGGACTACGTCCGCCGTCAGTCCAATCTCATCGTAAAGCAGCGCCGTGTATGCGAGTTCGTTTTCGTATAGTTCCGCCAGGAGCGTTTCCGTCTGCTCGGCGGCTTCGGCGCGTTCGAGTTCCGTTAGCTCCTCGTGAATCTCCTGCGCCAATTTGCCGACGAATAATCCGTGTATCGACTCGTCAAGCAGTATCTTGCGGATGATTTCGCCGGACGTCGTCATGCGGCCCTGGCCCGCGAGATACAGCGGATAGTAGAAGCCGGAGTAGAACAGGAACGATTCGAGAAATACGGACGCGACGCACGCCATGTATATATCGAGTTTGGACGGGTCCGGTCGGAGAAGCGCGCGGTAGTGGTGGCTAATAACGGACGCTTTTAGCGTTAACTGCGGTTGCGACGGAACCCAATCGGACAGCAACGTCTCGGTTTCGGATGACGGGATGAGCGTCGTGAATATCGTCGAGTACGATTTCGCATGAATCGCCTCCATCATCCCCATGAACGATAACACCGCGCGCTTCCGGCCGTCCTCGATATGCAGCGATATTAGCGGCATCCCCTCGGCATTCTGTAGCGTATCCAAGCCGGTTAGCCCGGCAAGGATGTGTTTGTATACCGTTTGTTCGGCTGGGGTCAAGCTGCCCCAAGCCGCGATATCCTTCGATACAGGAAATTCCGATTCGACCCACATCTGTGCTACGTTTTGATTCCAAAGGGTATTTACGTAATCTTCCGGTTTATTCCAATTCGTTGCATTCAAGTAATCCGCTCCCTTTTCGTTAGATACTGCAACTTGTGCACTCCGAGGGGTCCAACCGCTGAGTTCGGCTATAATACAGCGATTTTAAACCTCGTTTGTGCGCGTAAATATACAATCTCGCCAGCTCACGCGTACTTACGTCCGACTTCACATACAGAATAGTAGATATCCCTTGGTCGCAGTGAGGTTGGATCTCCGCAATTAAGTCGATAAGTGCGTACTGATCGATATCATACGCGGATTTGTAGAACCACTTCGTATCCGGTGAAAGGAACGGTGCCGGGTAATAGGTTTCCGCGTTACCATACGTGCGCCTTTCGATATGCTCTACGATTGGCATTACGGAGCTAGTCGCGTTCTGGATATACGATATACTTTGCGTAGGTGCAATCGCGATTCGATACGCGTGGTATAGCCCATGAATTGACGTGGCTATCGCCAATCCTCGCCAGTCAGCGACCGAAGGTAAATCGAAGGACTCGAACAGCCTACGCACTTTGTCCGTTTTCGGCGTGTAATCTTCCATCAAGTATCGTTCGAAATACGTACCATTCGCGTAGTCCGATTTCTCGAAGCCTACAAACGTCTGCCCCCGTTCCTTCGCGATTAACATCGAAGACTCCAGCGAGTAAAAGTTCATCGCCGCGAAGAACGTCCGCACAAAATCGAGCGCCTCTTCTTTTTCGTACCGTATTCCGTTTTTCGCGAAGTAACCGTGGAGATTCATAACACCAAGTCCGACAGAATGAAGTTCTTCGTTAGCCTTTCGGACTCCAGGTGCGTTAGGAATGGCGGACATGTCAGAAACGGCCGTCAACGCCCGCATTCCCTCGTGTATCGATTCGCGGAGCTTGCCAGACTCCATAACGTTGACGATGTTTAGTGACCCGAGATTACACGAGATATCACGCCGGATATCGTCAGGCTCGCCGTAATCGGTAATGGTTGAAGTTTCCTGCAGCATGGATATTTCTGCACATAAATTTGACATCTTAATCGTCCCTAGCGCGCTTAGTGCGTGTTGCTTATTCGCATTGTCGCGGAACATCAGGTACGGATATCCCGATTGAAGCTGCGTAACTGCGATGCGCTCTAGTACGCCCCGTGCCGAAATTGATCGCTTATACACGTCAGGATCAGCGACAAGCTTATCGTAGAACTCTCGCGTCATCTTCTCATCGTCCAAGATTACGCCGTACTTACAATAGACCGAGTGCGGCCCGAACATATACAGCGCCGCGTCTTCGGCTGCCAATTCGAAGAATAGCGAGGGGACAATAAGTCCGACAGATAATGTGTTTAAGCGAATACTCTCGTCCGCATTGATTTTCTTTGTGTCTAGAAAATCGAGGGCGTCGTAGTGGAAGATGTTAAGATACGCAGCACCTGCGCCAGGTCTTTGCATAATGTTCGCACGGATTCGCTAGTTCCGCACCGCCTTTCGGCTGCTATACGTCTCCGTATAGTTCAGACTATATCTTGACCCTCGTGGGGCCTCTCCCGTTTCGGACGCCAATCGCTTGCGTCCTACGCCTTTCGGCTAGTCGTTGCACGTTCGAAGGGTCGTTTCAGGTGCTTCCAACGCTCTCCACTCGTGAGTTTTTCGACAATTGACTTCGTTGTGAACGGGTATTTTTCGCAAATCTGCCGGTTGGTTAGGCCCGCTGCGTAATCATCGAGGATTATAAGCGCTTGGGCTTCTGTAATCTTAGCGCCAGGAGCATCCTCTCCCACACGCAAAAGTCCGGACTCTAACGCGTGGATTGAATTACCTTTTACCGTCGTCCACTCTAAATTGTCAATAGATGAGTTCGTTTTATTACCATCAAGATGATTGACCACGGGGTGGGCGTTAGGGTTTGGCAGGAAGCATTCCGCAACAATCCGATGGACTCGTTTGTCCACACGCTTGCCTCTAGGAAACAACGTTACCATTGGGTAGCCTGTAGAGCCGATCTTTTGCTTGAGTAGCGTCATTGTCTCTAGACTGACTACACGGCTTTTGTTCGTGACTCCGTAGTCAGGAACACCAATTATCGGCTTAAGAATCTCTCCCTGCAATGGAACGTACGGGATTTTTGTCTTGCGCAACCCCATCTTCCTCACGCGATGATTTATTAACTCGCGGGAGACTCCCAACCGTTCCCCTATTTCCCTCGCACTCATCTTATAAAAATTCTCACGAATAAAGCCCTCGTCGATACTCACCTTGTTCCACGGACTCCTCGCTTCGCTCATGATTGCCCACCTCCGGGCTTCCCATGAATTAGAGAGATTTTCGACCGCCATTGCTGACGGAAGGGGCCATGAGTCAACCCAACTGATCGGCGTAGGCAAATCCGTGTTCTAACGATTTTGCAATAGGAACGACGCCCTTGGCCGCCCCGACAACGCCTTTAATCGCCTCGCCCCGCGCCCTAATCTTCGAAAGGTTGATCGCCACCCCTCCGCCAATCTTCGATAATTGCTTCGCCGTCGACTCAACGTAATTAATCGAATTCAGCGCGTCATCCATCTCCAGTAGGAAGCACGATACCAACTCACCCCTTCGCGCCCGTCCCGCATTCATAAACGTAGGCGTAGCCGGCTGTATCCGCTGCTCCATCATGCCGCGCGCCAGCGACTCGGCCAGTCCGTAATCGCCGCGCCCGAGATAAAGCGCCACAATTGCGACGTGCTGCTCGTAATCTTCGAGATACTGCGTCTTGTCGTCCGTCTTCAGCGCGTAATCCTTATAAAATTTGGACGCCGCCATGTACGAGGCGAAACGGAAATTGTACGAGTAGCAGACGTCGTGAATTTCGTTAATTTGTGCGATGTTGTATTGCGCGCTGACATCGTAGTAATAGCCGTTGTCTTCGAGCCAGTCGATACGGTCGATGTGGTGCGTAAATTTCCGCGTCTTCTCCGTAATCTCCGCCAAGAATACGTCGCGCGCCGCCAAGTCTCGGTCGAGCCGATAAAATCCGTCCTCGCCGCGCTGGGTTATTTCATTGTTTAATTCGATGTGTGATTTCGTCAAATTAGCGTCACTCCTTCGTTAAATTTCCGTACATCCGCACCCGTTCCCGACAGCTCAAACCGGAGCAACAGCGGAACGGCGAACCTCTCCGCCAATATCGCGCCAGCCTTCCCGTAATTCGCGCCCCAATTGACGTTACCGCTAACCGCCACCCCGCGGAGCCATTCGCTATTCCTCGCCGCGAACTCCGCAACGGGAATCGGCACCTGTCCGAAGCCTGTCGTCGGCGTGACCAATACGAAGGGTTTCACCACATTTTCACGGCCGTCCGTTATTTCGAGTACGCGCGCAGCTCCGAGCTTGCCGACGAATCGGCGGACGTTTCCGGTTATCGAGTGATAGGCGATCAACATTCCGAAGCATCTTCGTCTTCTTCGTAGAATTCGTAGCACGAACAACCGCAACAAGCGCAGCATCCGTTTTCACAGGCGTAGTCATTACTCCAGTCGTACTCGTAATCTTCCTCGTCCATGTTTATTCCTCCGTTTCATTTCGTTCATATTCCGCAATCTCCGTCTCTACCGCGCTCAATTGCGCCTCTGCCTCC